GAAGGTGAAGTTGTAATTAAAGTTAAAAATGTTTTAATACCGCCACACTTAAAACAATTATTTAAGGACACTTTTGGTGAAAAAAATCTTGAAATAACAAAAGAAGAGATTGATAAATTTTTAAAAGACAATAGAGATGATAACTAGTTTAATTGCTTGGTTCATTTTAAGCTACGGGCTTATGAACATTATGGTCTTTGGGTCAATATTTCAAGGATTTAGAAACTTCTTCCTGACTTGGGGAAATAATAAATTATTACCGTTTAATGGTATTGCTAACTTTATCTCGGGTATAATAACTTGTCCTATGTGTTTTTCAACTTGGGGTGGTTTTGTATTATCTCTTTTGATTTTCTCACCAACAAATGTTATATTTGGAACACCACTGTGGATTAGTTGGTTCTTTGATGGAATTCTATCATCCGGTGCGGTATGGACAATAAATGCAATTGTTGAATGGTTTGAAGAAAATAGACCAACAAAAAATTAAGTTATGGGAAAATTAGGTGAATTTATATTAAAACGAATTGAGACAAAGAAAACTCAACGATGGATAATTACTTGTGATGATTTATTTACCCTTTGTGGTGATATGGGAATTATAAGTGATGATGATACTATGATGGATATTATGAATTATTTGGAAGACAATCAAATTGATGTTAATTTTCATAATAACAAATCAGCGGGTTATTACAAAATATGGAATGAGCTTGAGAGAAAGATTAAATTAAAAAAAATGTTAATAGGTTCTAAAACTGAAGTTCAAAAATTAATTGAAAAGGTTGATAAAATTAAAGTCCAAGAGAGACCGGATTGGTTGGAAATGTATAAGGATGATTCAACAGATGAAAAAATAGAAAAATCCAAAATGAAGGTTTCAAATGAGAATACATATCAAAGGATAACGAATATGTTAATGGAAGAATTAAAAGAACAAGTTGAGAATGAACCGGAAGTAACAATTGAAGAAATCCAAGAAGAAATTGAGAATAAAATTACGTATCAAGACAATCCTATTATGGGTCAAATGAGTGGTGAAGAATTAAGAGATTTTTTATCCAACAGAATTATACCTGAAAGATTTAAAGAAAATAATAATAACAATTAAATAAATACAATTATGCCAAAGTCAAAATTACGTGGTGGAGCAAAGGCTCACAAAACAAGAGTTGAAACAAGAAATAACTTACTTAGAGGGTTAAGAAAGAAAGCTCAAGTAGAGTATCAAGAAATGTTTGAAAAACAAATGGAAGCGTTAAAAGTTCAATATCAAAATGAAAATGGTGAAACAACTGAATTAAATGCCGAGGTTGTTGGTGATGTTAGTGATATTAATGTTACTGATGTTGAAGTGTTAACACCTGAATTAACAGATGAGAACTAAGATAGTATCAGCATTTCCCGGGGTGGGGAAAACCACTTATCATAAAAATAACCCTGACACCACTTTGGATTCCGATTCAAGTGGTTTTAGTTGGGTTATTGATGAACACAATAATAAAACAAGAAATCCAAGTTTTCCGAAGAACTACATAAACCATATCAAAGAGAATATTGGTAAGTACAAATACATCTTTGTTTCTTCACATAAGGAAGTTAGAGACGCTTTGTTAGACAACTGTCTATATTTCTACTTAGTTTACCCGGATGATAATCGAAAAGAGGAGTTCATTCAACGATATAGAGATAGAGGTAACGACGAGAACTTTATTAAGTTAGTTGATTCTAAATGGGATGAATGGATGTCAGAATACTATTGGATGGATAGAGGTTGTGAAAAACTGACGGCATATGATGGTTGGAATTTAGATACCGTGTTGGAAGCTCAAGATAGAAGAGACGGTGGTGAAGTCATTCAAGATGAGTAAAGAAATTATCAAAAAATGGGAAGAAAGTGGTTTATTGAATGGTCTTACTAAAATGGATGATAATAGTCCAATATTAAAAGTTTTTCAAACAATCAATGAACAAAAAATAAACGAACTTCCTACTGTTGGAGATTACGAAGATTGGTTCAACAAAAAATTTGGATGTTTACCATTTGAGAAATATCACGGTGTTGGACCGGACAACGTTGCAGAGGCTTTATCATTAAGGAAAGATTTCCCAAATGATAAAAATTACGATATTATTACTTTTGACGAATATAAAAAATTAAAACAAAGATAATAATACTTAAAACAAATGGATTTATTTAATCCCCCACCTCAATTTAATTATACAATAATGATAAAAGATTTAGATATCACAAACTTTGATAATCCTTACGTGCAAATAGTATGGGAGGATTATGCTGAGAACTTTACACAAGAAAAGATAAAGAGTGTTCGTCATTACTTCCAAAAGAAGTATGAAACAACGAATGTTAATGTTATTACAAAGACCAAAACAGTTGAGGACACAACAACACACTCAGTGGATATATCGTTTAATATATTAGACGAGAATTATCAATTAGAGTTGGTTCGTTCATTCTTGGAGTCAAAAGGGAATATGGAACATTACGATGATATCTACAAACTTAATAGTGTTGTGGATAACAAATTGTTATTGGACCAAACAGATGCGGCACCATTCAAAAGATGGTACATCAAGAACATTGAGTTCTCAAACTTCCTATCCTATGGTGAGAATCAGAAGATAGATTTTGAGAAATGTGATGGGATTACGGTTGTTGAATCAAACCCACCTAACTTTGGGGGAAAAACAGTATTAACCGTGGACTTACTAATGTTCTTATTCTTTAATGAGACAACCAAGACATCCAAAGCTGAGGAGATATTCAATAGATTTACTGAAAGAAACAAAGTTGCTGTAAAAGGTGAGATTACAATCGATGGTGAGGAGTATATCATACTTAGAAATATTGAGAGAAAATTATCAAAGAAAAACGAATGGACGGTTAAGACTGAGTTGGACTTCTACAAAAGATTGTCTGATGGTAGTTTACAAAACTTCACCGGGGAACAAAGAAGAGAGACCGAAGCGTTTATCAAAACGTCTATCGGGACCAAAGAGGACTTCTTAATGACCATCCTAACAACTGCCACCAACTTGGAAGAACTAATTGACGCCAAACCCACGGCGAGGGGTCAAGTTCTCTCAAGGTTTATGGGATTGGATTTTCTTAAACGTAAGGAAGAGGTTGCCAAAGAAGTTTATAGTGACTTCTCCAAAGGAATGTTGTCTAATATCTATAACTCTGAAGAACTTAAAACGGATAACCAAACTAGTAAGGAAACAATTGATACTCTAACGGAGAGTAATCTTACATTGGACACTCAGTTGGAAGATGTTAAAGGTAGAATTACTAAAGGACAGGAATATCGTGATGGGTTGTTAAAATCCAAACACAATATTGATAATGAATTGGTGATGGTTTCCCCGGACAAAGTTCAAGAGGAAATAAATACATTAGATTTTAATAAATCTAAAGCTATTTCTGATAGAGACGGTGTTAAGGTTGTTGAACCATCTGAGTTTTATCACGAAGACCAACACGACAAGGTTAAACAAGAGATTAAAGATTTAATGACCCAACAAGCGGAGAACAACGCCAAGATTAAAAGTATTGAGGAGTTGAAGAGTTCCGTAGATGGGGGAATTAAATGTGAACATTGTGGTATTGAACTTATGAATGCGGCAATTACTAATGCTAAAATTGGGGAGCTTGCCGGTTTTATCACGCATAAAGGGTTATTGGAGAGGTTAATGCAGGATTTAACCAGCAAAGAGTTGGGTTTTGTGAACCTTAAAAAAGAATTTGACGAGTATGAGAAAAACAAACTCATCAGAGAGAAATACGAATTAAGTATTGAGAGTTTCCAATTAAAGATTGATGCGTTGAAAACCAAGTTGGATAGATATTCTGAGGTTCAAGATAAAATTGCCGAGAACAATAAAACCGATGGGTTGTTAATTAAAGCTAAATTGAGATTGGATGAACTTGAGGGTGAAAAGAAAACCATTGAGAAAAGTATTTCGGATAACACATTCCAAATAACCAATCTTAATACTAAGATTACATCTAACTTAGAGACCATCAGAAAAATTGCTGAGGAGGCGGAGAAAGAAAGAATCTATAAAATCTATTTGGAAATCTTTGGTAAGAATGGTATAACCAAACTTATTATGAAAACGATGATGCCACTTATTAATAGTGAACTTCAAAGGTTATTGGAAGATAGTTGTCACTTCAGGTTAGAAGTTAGAATTAACGATAAGAATGAGGTTGATTTCTTAATGATTGATAACAACACTCAGGTTGAGAAACCAATGTCTTCCGGGTCCGGGTATGAGAGAACAATTGCATCACTAGCGTTGAGAGCGGTATTAAGTAAAATCTGTTCATTACCACGTGCAAATCTGGTGGTATTTGATGAGGTTTTTGGCAAAATATCGAACGATAATTTGGAAATGGTGTCAGAATTTTTTAGTAAAATTAAGGAATATTTTGAGAAAATATTTGTTATAACTCATAATCCACTAGTTACCAATTGGGCTGATAATGTGGTTAGAATCCGAAAAGAAGAAAATGTTAGCTATGTTTCACAATAATTTATGAAACATAGTTGTTTTTGATGAAGTGATATATTTATATATAAATATAATAATATGATAACTAAAAAATGTTCTAAATGTTGTGAAATTAAAACTACCGATGAATTTCATAAAAATAAACGTAATAAAGATGGATTACAAGAATATTGTAAAGTATGTCGTAAAAAAACATCAGAATTAAATAAAGAAATATTATCTGAATATAAAAAAAAATGGTATTTAAATAATTCAGAAAAAATTAAAAAAAGAATTAATGAAAATTATCATAATAAAAAAGACGAGATAAATTCATTTAGACGTGAAAAATATTTAAACGATATTGAATTACATAAATTACGTCGACAAAAATATTATGATAAAAACAAAGATAAAATTATTGAAAATAATAAAAAATGGGCGAAAAATAATAGAGAAAAAGTAAGAAA